CAGGTATACACCCCACTCCAATTTCCAATTTGTGATGATGGTGTTTCTTGTATACTAACATAGTCAATAGTTATTGAAGATGTACTTCCTAAGATATTGTCAGATATTACATCTATATTAAAAACTTCATTACCTCCTACAGAATCAAATGTAAATACTTGTTCTGTAGTTATATCCTGTCTAAGGTTTCCACTATAGGTTGGCATAGAAGTGCTTTGCCCACCATAAATAGAGCCGACCTGACCTCCATACATAGCAGCACTAGCTCCTCCCAAAGGTTTGTAATAAGTTCCTTGATAAGTTCCGGGATTTATACCCATAGCTATATAACTAGTTCCATTAACATCTGCACCTGCAAGTTTTATTTTCAAGGTATAATTAACCCCTGCTGTAAGCCCGGTAATTCTTTGCCATACACCCGTATAACTAATGTTACCTCCTGCTCCACAAGTGTCAGACACCCCACCCCCTAATTTCATATAATTATAAGCGGCATATGTGTTAGTAAGAGCAGGTGCAACTCCTGAAGTAGGGTTAAAAATTCCAAAGCCTGCATTATAGCAAACAGTATTCATACCATACCAAGCTTGGTTATTACCTACAGGAGCTAAAGCTCCTAAATAATTCATAGCATACTGACTTGCTCCGGGATAATAGTTAGCCATAGGATATCCCGTACTATTCATCCATCCGTTATTATTAGCCGCATTATGATTTCCTGTAAAATCAAAATCCTTTACATATTCAACCCCTGCATTAGTAGAGGGAAGAGTTCCGGGAAACTTAAGTTTACCCCCTGCAGTAAATGGCAATGCAGTATCTCTATAAATAATGCCGCAAAAACCTGCATACGGAGGCAGACTAGATTCATAAGACCAAGGCTTAAGGTTGTTAGATATAGGAACACCATTAGCTCCACTTATATTATATTTTGCAGGATTAGAAAACCCACACCCTGCCTCTCCTATATTTGAACTATAAAGATTAGAGTTAAAAGCTCCATTACCAACATTATTCTCGTCATAAAGAGCTGTTGATGGTATATATGTGTCATCATACTCTTTATCTATAATATCTATAGTTATATTTTTTTTAGCCATATTAGTTGCTTTGAGTATTGATAGGGTTAGAGTCTACAAAGTCTATTTGTATAGCAGCCAATCCTGTTGATTCGTCTAAAACAGTAGTAGAACTATTTGTTATTAATATTGGAACATAACTTACATTTCCGGGTCTAGCACGCTTGGTATCTTCAATATCTGACATATGGTCTTGACGACTATTTTCTTTTACCACCCAAACATTAGGAGAAGTTAATAATGATTTTAACCACTTAGCTTCTGCAGAGTTTACAGGGTCAGTAAATACTGAATATGTATTATTTGCATTTACATTTAAAACCTCTCTTTTGTGAGGGTACATATCTGCTAAAACCCTACTACTTATAGGGCTTCCAAGAGTGTCATAATCCCACAAAAACCTAGAGTATGGAGTTTGCTTTGTAATTGTATCTTGCTCTACATCTACAGATGAAGATATATTTCTTTCAGCCGTATAAGAATCAATACCTCCTTTTCTGTTTAGCCACATAAATTTTACCCCACCTTTAAATCCATCAATATCTGACCAACTAGTATTATCTATGTTTGAGTCTAACTCATAATAACGATACTCACTATTTCTAAAGCTTCCTGACGAAGTTTTTGTAAATACTGAAACTCTATAATAAGGATTAGTAGCATTAATAGGATTACTAATATAACTACCTCCGTCCCAAACTCTTGACACCGTTCCATTATTATGTTGATTAATATACCCTACACTAACATTCTGAGCAAAGGTTCTAAATTGATTTTTACCAAACTTAAAATTAGCTGTATTACTACCTGACCTTAAGGGTCTTTGTCCTGAAGCAAAATCAACTAAATATACTGTACTTGCACCTGAAAAGTCCTTATTTGCAGAATAATCAACTCTTAATGCAAAATCAGTACAATCATCTGTGCTGCCTGTATATGGAGTGTATTTTTGCCACCATTGCAAATAATCAGAGCTGTCGGTGGCTCTAACTTTTTTAAAATATATTTTATCAGGGTCTGCAGTTGCTCCCCCTATTCTTGCTTGACCATTAGGGCAGTCAGACATAAAGTGTCTTCCACTAGTAGTAACATTAGTTACCTCCATATTTTCCCCACCACCTCCTAAAGATTCTCTTTCTTCTACTTGAGGCGCACCATTATAAATCCAAAAAGAAGAGGTATTCCTAGACGAGGGACTCGTAGACATTTCTAAACTCCCATCAGCAGCGTATAATTCAAATCTAGCAGTTACACTTATTCTTCTGCAAGTGCCATTTCCTTCAAAGTTAAAGGTCATCTCATTCAGTTGAGTGCTAACAACAGTATTCATTTGCCATTGTCCATTCATTCCTCCAAAAACACCTTGAGAACCATTCATTCCCGCTTGTTGTTTACCCGTAGTGCCATCATCACTACCACCCCAACTTCCTATTCCGGGAGGAATTAAACTATAAGATAATAAATTGTTCAATATAGGTTCTAAATTTACTGTAAATCTATGACCTGTCAAAGGGGTTTCATCTGTTTTAAATCCCTGCCATTTAACAGGAACATCTTTTGATTTTTTAATGGTACATATTTTATTCCACTCATCACCTATAACGGTTGAACTATTGTAATTACAAGGCTGCTCATACACATCAAACAGAACATTTACTAAGTCTCCTGACACCCTCTCATTAGAGCTACCTGTTCCTTCGTGGTCTTGAAGTAGTCCTGTATCTTTCCATAACACCTGAACATTCATATCTTGATTTGCAGACCATAATAATTGACCTACTTGTCCTCCAAAAACATCATACATTAGACCTCCTGAATTTAAAGCTTGCGTAGAGTAACTCCTAGGAGCTAAACTAAAGTATATAGAAGTATTGTTTAAAGTTGGCATAATTAGTATATTTTGTATTTACTGTTTAAATAGTTTCTTACATATTCTTGTTCTAATAATGTTAAAACCCTATTGTATATTATTATTTCTTGTATATTTCCATCTAATTCTCCTAAATGCGTTCCATTACCTATTTTAAAAGAAGCTTGATTATATGTTTGAGCTGTATTATAATTAGCCATAACTCCTTCCATACTTGCGGTATTATTGTATTGAAGTTTCAATGTAGCTGTTGATGAGTCTATAGACATTGTAGATATGTGGTATTTTGAAGTATCTCCATCCCATATATTTCTAGCATTCCACTCTCCAGAACTTTGAGTATCGTCAGATACTTGACAATAAAGAACCTCTGAAGAGCTACCTAGATTTAATCTAACATTATTGTACTCATAAGAGAAATAAGTAGATGATTCTGAATTAGGAGAGTATGCTCTAATGTTGTCGGCAGTCATACCTATCATAGTTGCGTCATTAGGGCTAGAACTAGCTAAAGATAAATCAGGAATAGTAGGGAAGGTAGCTCCATCTCCCATTCTCCACCAACCAATACTTTGATTGACCGTAGCACTTGATGTAGCAGTAATGTCAGCAGGATTTCCTGAGTTATACACTATTGTAATATCTGCTTGGGTTAATTTAGTATCCCATATAGCACATTCATCTAAATCTCCATAATATGAGTTTCCGTATCCATTACCTAAATCAAGATTAGATGTTGTAATTTGCATTCCATTGTATGTTCCTTGCATTTGTTGTGTATCTTGACTTTCTACTCCATCAATATATATTTTTAATCCTGCAGCAGTTCCACTGCCATCATATGTTCCTGCATAATGATGCCAACTTCCTTTTTGTGCAGCAGCAAAATTAGTAACTCTAGCCAAAAGACTTCCTCCTGTTGCATTGTCATACACTCTAAAATAAATATATCCGCTACTATATTCTGACAACAACGAATACTCTTGTTGCCCTACCTCATTTTTTTCCACCCAACCCCTCCAAGGTTGAGTAGGGTCTATATTTGCCCAACAAGAAATACTAAACGGTTGGTCTCCCCCTGCTCCATCTGTAAAGGAGAATAATTGACCTCCTGCCCCACCTGCAGGATTTCCGCAAGTAACAACATCTCCACCTGTTTCAAAATGAGTAGAATATTTATTAGTGAAAGCAGGCGTAACAGGTTTTGACTGAGCAACTGCAAAAGCTGTGAAGTCAGTAGTTATAGGGCTGTTAGAATCAGAAGCCATCTCATCATTTGTTCCATCAAAATTTATTCTAGTTTTATCTGCAGCTCCATCATAATTATATCTTAATGGCTGTTTTGATACAGTAGATTGAGAAATGTTATTATTATTTCCTGATTGGTCTTTCCAAGCGCTTACTCTTTTAGTTGGAGTATCGTATTCAATACCACTATCTGCCTTTAACCATACTGCAAGATTAGGAATTTGATTAGGATAGTAATTCATAGGAACATTTCCTAATAAACATCTAGTAACCGACCTTAATGTAAAAAACATTTTAATCTGAACTAGCCTATCATTAGCTACTTCTTTAACTCTTTCAAAATCAAGCGTTTCTTCTAAAAAGTAAATACCTACATTTGCTCCTCCCGGATTATTGTAGTGTATCATTAAATTGTCAATCCACTCTAAAGCCAAATCCTGAAGATTATCCCATTTCTGCTCTAATGTTACTGCTTGTTGAGACGCTGTTTTGTATGTATCAAAAAAGCTTATTTCAAAATCATAAGATTCCCAACCCCCATATATCTCAGGCATTTCTGAGTTAGGAGGGTTAATCATCATATAAGGATATTGAGTATTATGTTTTTCATTAACCTCAAAGTTATATGCAAAGTCCTTATCTCCATAAGTCCATTTGCTTTTCATTGCAGCTACTATATCAGTTAATCTATTTATTGCCATTTTATTTTATTTTTCTGAGTGTATAGCCTCTTGCACCGCACCTTCATAATCTGCTTTTGCATTTTGCCAACTTAAATAAGTTAATATCTTATATAAGTTTGTATTTTTAACACTATCTATTTCATTCATTCCTTTTATTGTAAAAACCTTTTCTTTTGCTAAAGCAAACAAGCTATTAAGCCACCCAAAAGGCTTTATATATTTTTTGTAGTAGCCTTCTGAAGCTACCTTTCCTTTTATACTTCCGCCACCTCTTCTTTCTCCTCCGAATACATTGCTAAAGCGCTTGCTAATTTCTGACTTTGATTGGTCAAAAAAAAAGCGAACTCTAATACTGTGTCCATTTTAAGCCTTCTAAAAGATTGTGTTCTTTCTTTTATTTTTTCTTCATCATATTCTTCTCCAAGTTTCCTGCAAAGAATAGCCATTTGTTGAGGTAAAACATCATAATTACCATTTGTTAATTGCTCTATATTCATTTCTAACTGAGTTGCCTCTATATAATCTCCAAAAGTATTGTCTAATAGATTGTCCATTGGAAAATAATAAGTATCTTCTTCAAATTCAAAAGAATTTACTCCTTTTGATACATATTCATCTCTAAAAACATCCATTGCATTTAAAACCTTAGTAGCTTCCTCCATATCTACTGATTTAATATCCTCATCACTAACCTGAGCTACATACTGAAATATCTCTCTATTCATATTGATTATATCTCTTTTTTCTAAAAAATCTAGATTAGCCTCTTTCATACTTTTAGTATAATCAGCTAAAGAGTTTTTTTCTTCATTTTCAACAACTGTTTCAGAGAATTCTTGCTTCTTTTTGTACTTATTTATTATTCTAAATATACCGCACCAATAATTAAGAGTCATATCCTCCCAATCAGTAGGTATGTTTATCGTCTTAGTAGAATTTCCGTCAATTACATCAATTATAAGCATATTTTTATTTTTTTATTAAATTTGTTAGCATTACCTCTAATTCTCCTAAAGCTTCTAACTCATCAAGCATTTTATTTGTCTCTGATGTTATAGATACTGTTGTTGCAAATAATTTATCAATCGCATTATCAACATCTTCTCCATTTTCATCACTTCTTATTCCAATTAAAAATCCTGTTGAAGCATACATCATTAGATTAGGAATCATATAGCACCATTCGTTAATTTCTGTAGGATTGTTAGTATATTCTTTAAATTTGTTAGAATATCTAACAACATTTGACAAAAGGTCGTTTATTTCTGAAAATTTGCCAACATTAGCATTTTCAGTTGCTTCAAACATAATCTCTTGAATATCTTTGATATAGGCCTCTAAAAAACCTGCGTGCTTCTTATTTATTGCGTCTATTTTCATTTATACTTATTATTTCGCAATAATATAAAAAAAAATCCGTATAACTGCGAAGTTTTTAAAAGTAACTACTCAAAATATAATACGCTAGCTTTATTCCACATATTTTTGTTGATTGCCATAACTAAGCAGTCCACCATATCGTCGTGTTTTGCAGCAGGAAAACGGACTAATTGATTTAAAAATTCTTCGTTCCATTTCCCTTTTAGCAAACTTACTCTACCACTCTCTAAAGAAGCGCTTATATCTGATACTCTTGCTACCTTATCTTTAGATGGTGGCTTATCTTCTCTTACATTAAGCCCTGTTTCTTTTTTTAAGGTTTGAACTATAGATTTTCCTGAAGCTTTTGGCTCTACATATATCCTACTACTATTTGTGTAGCCGTTCTTAACAACCCATTGTGGAATAAACTTAATTAATTCAGGAAATTCCTTCCTTACATTAACACAATCTATAATTTGCCACATATTATCTCTAAATGTATAAGCTAGAAGTGCTGAAGGGTCATTTTTTTCATTTGCAGTATAAGCAGGGTCTATAACAAAATTAACTACTGTTTTTTCGTCCATAAACTTAACTTTGTCAATTTTAAACCAATCTGCCTTTATCATTCCTGAATTTATAGGTGTTGGTGTCTGCATTAGTTGTCCTGCATACCCATAACTACCTAATGCTTGCTTATAGTCGTCTAATATGCTTTTACTAAACCTATCTGTCCAAAATAACCCGTCTTTATCATAATTACTCTCTAATGCTGTTGGTTTAACATCATTTGAAAGCTCTGCAGGTATGCAAATGTGTTTATATTTCATTCTTGACTCATTACCTATCAAAAATCCACTTAAATCGTTCTCGTGTATTCTTTGCATAATAACTATCCTAACTCCTGTTAAGGGATTGTTAAGTCTTGAGTAAAATGTTGTTCTATACCATTCGTTAGCATTTTCTCTTTCTATTTCTGATGCTGCGTGCTGAGGAGATACAGGGTCATCTACAATTAAAAAATCACCTCCTTGACCTGTAACAGTTCCACCTACAGAAGTTGCTCTCCTTACTCCCATAAAGTTATTTTCGTATCTAGCTTTTAAGTTTTGGTCTTTTTTAATATGAAACACATCTCCCCATCTATTCTTAAACCAATCAGAAGTTATAATATCCCTACTTCTTGTTGCGTGTTCTATAGAAAGGTCAGCAGAGTATGATGCGGTTATAAATCTAAGTTTAGGATTTCTTATCCAAGTCCAAACAGGAAACATAACTGTAACTAAAATTGACTTTGTACTACGAAATGGGATATTAATAACTATATCCTTTGTTTTTGGCTTGCCTTCGTTTATTCTTTCGGCTTCTGCTTGTAGGATATCACAAAGATACTTATGATGCCAATTAGTAGACAGAGGAATAGAAGGCTCAATAATATGCCAAGCCCTTTTAAAAAACTCATAGAATGATAGTTCGCATAATTTTTTCTCTAAGGCTTGTTGGATAGGGTCGTTATTCTCCTTTCTCAATTTCTTTTAGTTTAGCTTTAATATCTTCAATAGTAACATCTTCATTCAAATCAATTTTTATATTTTTTGATGTGTTATCTGTTATTTCGTTTGATGATAATTTTGGAACTGTATAATTCATCAATTTTGTTATTGCACTAATATAAGCTTCAGGACTTTCGTGAAAAAGAACATCTAATGCCTGTTTGATTTTAAATGAATGACCTTCCAAAGCCCAAGCCAAAGCAGACCTACTCATTTTTGTAATTTTGTTAGGTTCTCCTTTTTTTCTTCCATTAGGATTACTAACAGGTTGAGATTTTTTTTCTATAATTTTTGCAGGGTCAATATTTTTTTCCATTACTTTTTTTCTAAGTAGCTTTCTTTTATTTTTTTCCTCCATATTTATTAAAGTTGTTGTATTGTATTTGCTAATTTTTCAATATACTCATCTAGCTCATCATCTAACATTGACATTATAATATCATCATTTGTTTTATCTACAATAATTTCTTTTTCTCCATCTTCATTGTTAAATGTATAAAGAATAGTCATTTCTTCTCCTCCTTTCTTTTCTATTTTAACCTTTAATTCTCCTTCCATATGTAATGTTTCCATCATCTCCTCAGTGAAGTTGAATTGGTAATCATATTCTTCATCTGCAGAATATTTTTTATTTTCTTTTTCCATATAATAATCTTTATTCGCTTCTTCGCATTCTAATTTAGTAGTGTACTCACACTTACCGCTTTCTCCAAAACGCCATAATTTATTTTCACACTCTAAACAAGGCATATTATGATTGTTTACAGTCTTTATACAAAATTACAGTAATACCTACAGCTGCATTAGTAGAAACTGAAGTAAAGTCTCCCATTATTGTCTGACCACTAAGATACCTAGCGGCTATAAGTTTAGTGCAATCAGACGCTGATATATTTTTTGCTACAAGGGTTTGAAATATTAAAGCAGGTCTATTTGAAATATCTCCACTAAATAGTATATCCATTCTCCAAACATTATCTCCGTCTCCTGCAGTCCAAGTTTCGCCTCCAGATAATACTTCTATTGTTCCACATTTGCAATTTTGTTCGTATAGTAAGTCTGCACCATATATTGTTGCTGCATTATTTGTTATATTAGTTGGTTCTGACATTTTATATATATTTTTTAAATTATTTTTTTCTAATGCACAAATAAACGAAAATATTTTATATATCCTACGAAATTTATGGAAATCAGTTTTTAACTATAACTATTACTATATCTATATCTATTACTATAAGGGTATAGTAAACCCTTAACCAACCCTTCATTAAGAGTTAATTATAAAATTGAATTCTTTTCCATTTCCAAAATATATTTAGATTTCCTAAAACTTCTTTGAAATATCAAATAAATACCGTACCTTTGAAATCTAATAGGATATACTATTGCTCATATCGCAATTAGCATATCTAATACCAAAATATATGTTTAAATTCACTATAGGAAGATTAACAATACAACTATTACCTCCCAAAATAACCTTTAAATTATAAAATTGGATTTGAATTTTGAATGTGTGTGTGTATATGGTTAAAACACCGGGGCTTTGAAATTGACGGAATTGCCCCTCCCCTCGCTTAAAATCGCTAAAAATCAGCCCCTCCCCTGCTGAAAATCAGGGCTTTAAAGTGCCAAAATGTCAGTAAATAATGACAAAATAAATATAAAAAAAGGCTCTTTTTGTGGGTTTATGTGTGGAAATGTGCGCTTTTTGTGTAAAAATTGGCTCTTTGTCAGAGTTTAGCCCGTAAACATACAGGCAAAGCAATCAAATAACCGCCAAAACATTAATAAACTTATATATCTTATTAATTAATTTAAGCACCTCTAAAGGCTTTAAATGTGGTAAGTAATACAAACATACTACAAAGCACCTGAAACGCCCTTAAAACGCTTATAAGCATAAAAAAAGCCCAACTTAATGGGCTTCTTCTAATTGCAACAATATAGGATTAAACTTATTCAGATAAATAGCGTCATTATATTGTCATCAATGTCTCTTTTGTTCATAGGCTCTTGGTTTTAGTTAGTAATTACTTATATTATCTCGTCTCATTATGTCTCCTGTGCTACTATGCTCAACCGCTTCATCTCTTAGTATGGCGTCATCTTCATAGTCAGAGTAAATCGCACACTCTTGACAATATGTATATCCGTTATCCTCGCAATAAAGCTCATCTCCTTCCTCTATTCTATCGCTACACTCATCACAAGTGCAACCCTTATCGTTTCCGTTGCTTCCATCAGTTTGATTTAGTGCAATGTCGCAATCGTCATAGTCTCTCTGATATTCGTTGTCATCTATTCCTTGGAAAGTATCCGCATACGGGAAATAATCAAACCCTAGTGCTTCTTTACCCTCTATTAATACAGAAGCAAAGTTATCACTAGGAGCGCTTAAACTATCTGCTAGGCGTGTATTTTTGCTAGTATCTAGCAAGTGCCTAAAGTGGCTTATTGAGTAGCAATTAATAAAAGGTTCTAAAATGTCTTCACATAGTGCCGTGTACAATTGCGCCTGATAAACCGCCTTTGTATCATCATTACAACACAAAGAATTAGCAATGTATATCCTATCTAAATAAAAAGTATTTTTGACTTTAGGGTTGCCGTTGTGCTTATCCGCCCAAAGTAAAGCCCTAGCGTAAATATTGCCGTCCTCGTCTTCTAGCGTTGCAATTCTTAAACCTTTAGTATATTTGTATACATCAAACCAATTTTTCGGTCTCTCTTGCATACAGGAAACGCCACGCCCTACAAACATACGCCTGCCGTTGTCGTTCACTTGGTCGGTATTCATATTGTAAATAGTAGGTATCTCATCAGCCTGATATATGTTGTACTTTAACGGAACGCCCTTTATTATATCCTTTGCAAAACTATCTGCAATAACTCTAAAAAGGCTTTCGTTGTAGCTTATATTTTTAGCTAGTAGGCTCTCTATAAATTTAAGCGGTTTTACTCCTTGAAAGTATTTACTCCTATGCTCGTCATTTTTATGGTCTATGACTATTCCTGTATTCTCTAGTATCCCAACTATTTTGCGGTTATCAATGGTGCTGATATTTAGCGGGTTGCCTTTTTGCCTTGCATAGTATAAAGGCGGGTTTTTCTTCTCTAGTGAGAAGCCTAGCGTCTCTAGGGTTTTCTTGTAGTTGTTGATTAGTTGTTTCATAGTTTGTTATTTTTTAAAATTAATATGCGACAAATATAAACACACAAAGCAAATAATTTATACAAAGCACAAAAATAATTAAGACAATTTGGCATATCAAAAAAACACCCCCCCCTACCCTAGCATCAAATCTAGCAAAAAAAAAATCTGAAAAACCAATATTCTGAAGGGGGTATATAGGAGGTCGCTAGCAGTTTCATAGCAGTTTCATCAGGAACTTTAAAAGGAACTCCCCTACCCTAGCGCCAACTCTAGTAAAAAAAATAAAAAAAATTTTTTTAAAAAATAAAACGCGTAGGCAGTTTCAACGATATGGCAGTTTCACGCACAAAAAAAGGCTACCATTTCTGATAACCTTATAAAGCAAAAGCTTTTTCCCTAACTAACTAACATTGTATTTTTTTCCTTGAAATCTTAACTCTAAGAGCCTATCAAAAGGAATTGTTCTATACCCTTCTTTATGTGTGTCAAACACAAATAACATATTGTAATCTTCAGGGTTAAATGCTCTCTCTCCTCCTTTAAGATGTTTTTTAACACCCAATCTAGCGGTCATATCTCTATGTGAGCCGTCTTTTTTTGTAAATGATACGCTGAATATCTTTCCGTCCGTATCGTGTATAATCTGCTTCGCAGTTTCAGTAGTAATTTTAGTCATAGTAATTTAGTTTAGTTTAGCTATTAAGATTAGCTGAATTATTTGAAATATAGTTGTTGTAATACCCCTCCTCTCCTTCGTTATAATGCAACTCTAACTCAGAAATAATGAATTTAAAGTCTTTAGAGCCTGTAAATGTTTTAGATTTTTGACAGGGTTCACTATATGTTACGCTGAATTTATCGCTTTCAGGATGAAATTTCAACACATATACCTCTCCTGTGTTCTCATTTACAAAGTCTAACTTAGGGAAATCATTTCTAATGGATTTTTCTAGTTTTTCAAGATTTGTTACTTTTAGCTTAGTCATAGTTAGTTTAGTTTAGTTAATACTTAGTTAATTCTATGCAAAGATACAACAAATAATTGAACTGACCAAATAATTTAGTCCTTATTGTAAGTTTTTTTACTAAGTATTTGATTTATTAGTGGCTGACTAACCTGATATTTGACAGCTAACTGATTTTGAGTAAAAACACCTGTCTTGTACTCTTCTCTTATCATTTCAGCTTCTTCAAAAGTGAACTTTCTCTTAGAGTATCCACCTCCTCGCCTGTCTTTTCTATCATATATGCTTACGCTCATAATCTATTCTCTAAATAATCATCAATAACTTGTTGGCACTCGTCAAAACCTTTTACTACCTTAGCATAATATCCAACCTCATTTAGATACGCAACCCATTCTTTCTGCTCCTTAGTAGGATAGCATTTTTTGTTTGCTTTTATCTCTAAAAACAATCCTGCGTACTTGTGAGTAGGGTAGCATACTTGAAGGTCGGGAAAACCCTTTACATATCCTGTCGCCTTAGCCTTTACCGCCTGCCTGAAGGTCGTTCTTATGCCCCCTAAACTTGCGCAATATCTTGCTTTTGGATACTTTAGCTTCAGATACTCTACCACGCTTTTTTGAAGGTTTTCTTCTTGATTTTTCATCTTTTAAATCTCGTCTAATTTCCATCATTTTATTGTAAACCTTTATATCTAACTCAGTCAATTCTAAATTGCAGTCATCAATGCAATCTTGCATATCTTTCAGCCTTATGTTAAGATATATGCAGTACAATGCAGTTCCAACAAATAATATAATTTCCATAATAATTTTTATTTATAACTTGTTTCTCCATATTGACCTTCAATATGTATTTTATTAAACTTTATATCTATATCAGATATATTTCTTTTAATCTTCCTAGCTATCTTTTTTAATATAGAACTATCTTTTTTTATCTCTTCTTCTATATTTGTTAATGCAAATGTATCAATACTATTTGAAATATAGCTACGAACACTACCTTTTTTCTTAAAACCAAAATCTATAATAACTCTATAAATCGGCTTTCCCATTGCTCTTATCGTATTCCATCATATTCTTTTCTATCTTATTATCATCACTTGCTCCGCTTAGGAATATGTAGCAACCAATAAAAAACAATACAATACTCATTACTAAATCAATCATTTTTTTTCTATTTTTTCTAATTCAAACTCTAAATGTGCTATTGCTTTTTTAATGCAATTAACAGGCGTTGCGTGTTTTTTTTCACAACGGAGCAAATATGTAGTGGCAGTCCCTATGTTATAGGATAAATCAAACCCCTCAACAACTTTCCTTGCTTCGTAACCATTGCTACCTATGTAATAGTGTGGTATCCTGCTATCCTTTTCTTTTTTCTCTATCATCTTCCAATACTTTAATTAACTCATCTCTATTGTGTAGTTTCCTAGCCTTATAACCATACATCTTTGCGCTTGTCTTACTGTACTCAGAAGGCTCATAAACTAGCTTGACCTCCCTAACAGTTTCATCTTTATTGAGTTTAACAATCCACCTACAACTTTCGCAAATTGTCGCTCTTTTTATGTGTGATAAATAAGTCATAACTAATTGGCTAACGCTCCTGTTCTTGTTTTACTATCTATTAAAGAGTTTACCCTAACTTCTTCAAAGTATAAATCTCTAAACTTATCTAATTCTTCTTTAGTTTCTTTCAGTTCCCTGCTTCCAATGTAAATCATTGACAGGCTTCCTAAAATAATTCCTGCGAGCAAAGATATGAAAATAATAATCATAGGCTCAAATAAACTTGTGTATTCCATAATTTTTTAAATTTGTTTTGTTAATAAATCTAACCTAACTTCTCTCTCATCAATAGTCAAGTTATCCCAATCTTCAGGTTTTATAATTCCTTCAGTTGCAAATATTATTCTCTCTTTATATGCCACCTTCTCTTGTTGAGTTTGTTGTGTCATCTCGCCCATAGCAAGAAACATCTTCATAAAATGTAATTTATCCATATTTATTGTTTTAATTCTCTCCATTCAGATAGAGTTGGTTCTTTAGCTCTGTTTAAAAAAGTAAACTTATGTAATTCATAGGTATACCATTTAGCAAATTGAATAATCTCTTTATCTTTCATATCTATTGTTTTAATTGTTTTAAAGTTCCTATTGACTTCATTCCTGTACCTGCTCTGCTTCTATAATTTAACCTCTTATCAACCTGATTAGGCTCTTTGCTTTCGTTGTCCCAAATAAGTTGCCTGTGAGCTTTTACCCACCTGTAATATGTTTTAACATTAAGCGCAAACAAATCTGTATTTCTTACCCCTTCCCTAAAAGCATTTTCTATATCTACAAATGTAAGAGTTCCAAAGTCTCTTTGAAGGTCATCAGCTAGTGAGCGAGACAGTATAACTATCTCTTGCTCGCTTTTAGCCTGCCCTAACTCTACAAAGGTTTTGCTTATCAAATCAACACATTTTAGCGTTAATTCCTGCATATCTTCTAGCTTTATATGTAATAGTTTTGCGTCCATAATTATAGTATTTGATTTTTATCTATAACCAATACATCTCCCATTATAATATCACAACTTCCATACTCATAAAGCTTTGTTGCTCTCCTGTTGTGGTCTAGGTTAAAAATCTTACCCTCCTCATTTATTACCATAAGCCTCTTGTCATTAGTTTTTACTATTTGTATATTCCCTCCAACATATTTTTGCAATTCTTCTAATGTAAAATTGCTGTCATTTTTAGGGGTTACACTTTTTTTCCTTCCATTTGCTTTAATTAGTTCTGCCATTTTTTTTATTTTATTAGTTTATATAAATATTGTTAGTCCTGAATTTTCTAAGTCTGTAATGAATTGTAATAATTCATCCTCGCTATCTTCTGCTCTGAATACACGACTTTCTTCTTCCACTCCTGTATCTAGGTCTATACCCATAATTGTTATTGTGCCAAATCTCTTAAAGTTGAACAATAATTCTGATTTTTGATGCTCTGTCATATTGCTTGTTTTTAATTGTTTATATTCTATCAAAGTAATTTTTCTTTACATCTAGTAAAATCAAATTATATACTCTTTCTCTTTCTATTTCACTTAAATCGTTTTCAAAATATATATCAATATAGTCTAAAATAGTTTCGTAAAATGTATCTGAAAATTTATCAGATATTTTACTGATTTTTTGTTGCTCTTCATTCATTGCTTAAGTTGTTTTGTTAATAATATCTCTTGCTTTTTGCCAAGAGGTTAGTTGTGTTTGTGTTTTGCTCTGCTTCTTGTCATCAAAAGAATTGCTCTCCCAAGTTCTTACACTTGCTCTCCAATCCTTCATAGGATTTTTACCTACCTTCCACCCATTACTCTCGTAAAAATTAAAGAACTTTTGTATATCTACCTTATTTTGCCTTTCTATACAATAATGCTCTAATTCATCTAAGGTTGGTTTCTTAAATCTTTTGCTATTTTTAGCCTGTTTAACCTCTTCTATAATTTCAATAGGGTTATCTTCTAATTCAAGTAATTTGTATTGCTCTACCAACCTTAAAATGCTTTTGTGAGGGTTTGAGTTACTGTTAAGCTCTGCTATATGGCTTACGCCCTGTTGAAACTTAACAAATTCTTTTATAAACCATTTGCTTCCATCATCAAAACTTATAACATTATTTCCAAACAGTTTCAATGCTTCTTTCTCGTTTAGTTTAGCTCCTATTCTTATTGAAGCAACCTCAACCTCAACCTGCCATACTCCTGCATTATCACAATCATCTAACATATATAACCATAATAACTTATATGCAGGCGGTAGACTTCTAACAAATCCTTTTTTCCATTTCTCTGTATCTGTAAATCTCTTTGCCATATCTATTTATTTTTTTTTGACCAATGGTCAGTTAAGTATCTATTGACTATGCTTTTATGCTCCATTGAGCCATCATAGTTATCTGAAATATCCTCATAATCTATCTCGGTTTGATTAGGGTCTACCTCAGCGTACTCATTTTCTTCCATTCCTACATATATATCGCTAATGCAGTCAGGACAATAAGCATACTCATCTCCTATATCACTTTCTAATAATTCAGAACAACCACAATAATAACACTCAAACTCTCCTGTTTCCTCGTTTATCTTTACTTCTTTATTGGCAGTTCCGTAGTCTCCGTACCAATAATTTCTACTAGCGCCACTCCAATCTCCCCACTTGCTTCCTCCTGAATAGTTAAAGTCATAATTACCATAGCTAGATGTGTATTGGTATTCATACTTATTACAACCCAACTCATCTATAAGTCTGTCTACCATAGTTAAGCAGTTGTTAGCGTCATCAAAGATAACTACCTCTTCATCTGAATGAGGTGCGTAATAACCACAACTCATATTTGCAACACATACACCTATACCATTCTCTGCTAATTGACCTACATCAGTAATACCACCTGAACTTTCTTTGTATCCGTGATGTGTAATTATTGAATTTACCTTTTTGCTAAATGCTTTACTGAAAAGCTTTCCTGATATAGAGTTTACGAAATCAGAATTGCCCTTCCTGTCTGCTTGAAAACAATAACCTACATCTTTAAACCAATCCATATCAGCCTGTCTACTGCCAACGCAACCCATTTCTTCTGAATGAAAGAATGCACACTTAATAACACTTCTAGTAAGTAGCATATATAGTGCTATTCAAACCCCTACCTTGTCGTCTCCACCTACTCCAACTTGAGTGCCTGTTTCTTTGTTAAAGGCAAATATACAACCTTCGTCATCAAACACTCTAAAGTCATTATGTATATCGTGTACTGTGTCTGTATGAGATACAATGCAAGGGTATATATCACTATCTCCTTTTGTAATGTATATATTATTCTCTTTAATCTCTACCTTTGCTTCAGGCACATTTGCAAGGCAAAAGTCTTTAATGTAGGAAATCATAGCATATTCATTCCCGCTTGTTGTTTGAATAGACAATGTGTCTATCAGTAAATCTTTTCTTAAGTTTTTCTCCATAATCGTTTAATGTTTAGTTAGTTTTAGTTTAGGTTGAATTAAGGGGGAGGAGTTTCAAGCATTTGCCAATGGTCTGTTATCTCCAACCCTTAAATTCTATGCAAAGATACGACAATTATTTGAATTGACCAAATTATTTGTATCTTTTTTTAAAATAATTTAGAATGGTAAATCATCATCACTAGATGAATTAGTCTTTACTTCTTCTATATCCTTTTTTGGTGGCTCATAAGTGTTCTCATAAGCATAATGAGTAGCTCCCTTCTCAGAAGGCTCTCTCCTTTCTGCTATTGTAATGCTTACCCAACCTCTTTTAGACATCTTTTGTAAGTCTTCCATTTTGAAATTTGCGTTAAACAAATCTCCATACTGAGTAGTTACCTTTTTAATACTACTTGCTACATAATTTTTCTCTGCCATTTTTTTTGATTTTTGATTTATAATTGTTTTTCTTTTCTATTAATTCGCTTAACCTTTCAGCCAAGCCGTCCATTTTTCTTTCTATACTTAGTATTTCGTGAACATAGTAATTGTCATCTTCAATAAGAATATGCTCTATATCTTCATAATTTTTTTTGTAAGACTTTAATATCTTTACAAAGATGTCGTGCTGTTGAACATTGTGAAGAATTGTTGCGTGATTTTTATTAAGAATTGTTCCAATCTTTGAGTAAGTAAGGTTAAATATGTTTCTTAATACACCACAATATATCCTTCTAGCGTCTATTATATCGCTTTTTCTACTCTTTGTAAGGATGATACCCCAATCTAATCCATACCTTGAGCATATCTCAGATTTGATTTTTTCGTCTCTTTCTTTTGTGAACTCTAATTTATATCTACTCATTGCTTAGTTCTTTATTCCTATACTTAGAAGGAATAGCATCTACTAGATTAAATCCCTCCTCTCCTTTTATAATTAACTCTCCTTCAGGAAGGTCAATTTCAATTATATCTATAATATCTCTAACATCTATATTTAGAAAGTTTGCAATTCTTCTCATATGATAGTATCTTAACATATGCGGGTTCTCTATATACTTATCAATAGTAGTTCCCTTTACATTACATATTCTTCCAAATCTTCTTTTAGATATTCCTCTTATTCTTAGCGTTGCTTCTAATTCATTCCTTGAATTCCTAATCTTATCGTAATTATTTACTTTTGTCATATTAATATATTTTAGGTTGTTTAACGATATTTCTTATTAAATTTCTATCCACTAAAAACTTATTAGATTTATTGTTATAGAATTTTTTTACATCTTTTTTTGATAGAAAATTAGTAATATCGTCTTCAACTAATTCTCCAATAAATATCAGTCCATTAGAAACAATATATGTAAATGGTTTACTCTGATGTTTGTGTATCTCTATCATCAAACACTCCTGCTTTTCGCATTTGTTCGTATTGGTCTCTTGGGTCTCTTTTGATTTCATTTTCTTTTATTTTTTTAAGTATTTCATCAGCTTCCTCATCAGTAAGCTCGCTTAAAGAACTTAGTATCTCTGACTGCTCTGATGTTGGTATTGATGTGTAATGTAAGAGGTTCTCAATGTAATTTAATTTCCACACTTCTGCTTCTAATGGTTTCCCATCAAGAACCTCGTCCATCCAATCTTCCATTAGTCTACAATTTCATCTTGTCCAAACACTCCTTGCTCATAAAAGCCTGTCAGTTTCAATACAACTCTTGACATAGCTCTTTTTTCTGCCATAGCAACAGGGAACTTTTTACCACCTCCCATTAAATTACTGTCAGAAGCTTCTCCAAAACTCATAACTACCTTAGCATTCTTTCCATCAAGACTTCCTGTTGCTTTTAAAACAACCCACTCCTGTGTCATTATAACAGGCTCATAGGCGATTGCTATATTTTGTTTTGATACAATCTTATCTATACCTGTTCTAGTTATAATAACGAAACCTCTCTTGTCTTTATAGACATCTTCTTTGACTAGTCCGTTCTCTAAAAATAACCTCTTTAGAGTTTCTTCTTTTGTTTCTTTTACTAAAGGCTTTACCTCAGTTTTTCTTAATTTTTCCTGCATTGTTTTTTTTGACATTTTATTATTTAATTGATTAATACTCTCTTTTGGTTGAGCATTCTCATACTCATATTCCATTAACTCTTGATTTATATAGCCTGATTGTTGGTCATACATATCTCTGATAAATTCTTCTTTCATTACTCCCATTACTTTTTGCTTTTATAATCATCAGTTATTTCTTTTATAAAGCCAAGTAGCCTATGGTCAAATCTATCATTGTTATTTTTATGAGAACTCTCAAATATATTTTTGTCTGATTTCTCAATCTCTGCCAATAACTTTTCAGCAGGCGATATGTTGTTAATTTTATACTCAACTATATTAGCCATTCTAGGACTTCCGTCATTAGATGTATATCTTGTTGGTACGGACAATGGTATGCTTTCTATATCGTGTCCTTGCTTTCTAAGGCTATGTATTATAGCTGAAAGCCTATAAGCTCCATACTGATTAATAGCTTCTTTTTGAGTTAATCTTCTACCTTCTTTTAAGTGTTGTAGAATATCACTAGTTTGTGTTTTTGCCATTTTAAAATAGTTTTAGTTAATAATTATACTCCTTCGGTGTTATCTGCTACTGAACATTCTTGTGAGCAGTATCTTATATCGTCCTCTAACTCGTCCCCACAAAAACCACAAAAATATTTTTCTCCGTCAGGCTCTTCAAAGTAATCTTCACACTCATCACATATATATCCTTCAGGCTCTGCGTGGTCTTTACACTCATAACACAATCCGCTCTCTGATATTTGAGCGCCACAACAATAACTTAAGGTGTCTAATTCATACCCTGCATTACAACAGGGACTTGTTAATTTATCATTCATATCTATATAGTTTTTAGGTTATCATAGCCACTAACTCTTGGTAAAAAGCAGTCATCTTTTCTCATTAAACCTCCTATATCGTGTGAAATAGTAGCTCTTATATCTAGCTTATCTAAGTTATTTTTCTTAGCCCATTTAATATAACCAATAAAACAATCTAGCCATTTTCTATTATCTTTATCTAAGATTGTCATAGCCATATCAGTTCTGTAATTATCACTTCTCCAAAATTCAGGAAGGTAATCATCAAATGCTTGTGTAATTGTATCAATTTTCTTGTGTAGTTCCATAGTTAGTTAGTCGTTTAGTTAAACATTAGTTAGTTGAAATTCTCTGCAAAGATACAACAATTTTTTAAACCACCAAAATTATTTACACTTTTTTTTAAATTAAGTTGTATTACTATTACTAAAACTATTACTAAAACTATTACTAAAACTATTACTATTACTATTACTATAAGGGTTTAGGCAACCCTTGATGAACTGTTGGTTAAGGGTTTATTAAAAGTAATGTGTTAATCTAGCAACTTGACCACTTTCTTTATCGTGTATAAAACCTTCGCAAGCTTTTGGAACTCCGCAAAATCCTTTTCTTGCGTGCCAACTATCAGAAGCAGAAGGACTTCTCATATATTCAACAGTTACTCCAATAAAATCTTTAGCGTCTAGCCATTTATGTTTTACCTTGTGATGTATATGATGTAAATACCAATATCTAAATTTAGTTTCACTCCACATTTTAGGTTTTTCTTGCGCCATTAACAAAGGAAGTTTATCCATTTTAGCCCCGTCTCCGTGTTCTAATCCTATAAGATTATTTCCATACTTATAATATTTTCTATTAGCTACGCTTACATCAAAAGAAATATCATCAGCTTTTCTAAACCAAGATTTAAGAGTGTGTGCTAAATGAAATCCACTCTGATAATCGTGATTACTCATACTATGTAACACATCAACAGGAGCAATTTCCCTAAGCATTTCTATACATTTAACATAAAGCATTAAAGCTATTTCATAATGCTCCCACCATTTACCATCAGTATCCTGATGAGTTCCTTTAGTAGTAGTATTATAAACATTATCTATATGAAGCACATCATTCCCTATACAGAATAAAATACGCTCTACTTCAAAACCCTCTGCTTTATTTATTAAACCTTGAACTCCTTCTAATACTCTACCAACAGCAGTTTCACTATCATAATTTTCTCCTGTCTCTAACTCATTTGCATACTTTCCAATATGAATATCAGCAGGATTTATAACTAAAAGATGATTACCTTTTTTTCTTTTTATTGCTTTATAGTCAGGGGAGTATCCTTCTATAAACTTATTTACATTGTCAAATATTTGGCTCTCATCTAAACCGCAATCCTCTTTTGTTACTATTGAAAATCTAAAATCTCCACTAGCTGATTGCCAATGTTTAACTGAAACGACATCTTTTTTATCTATACCTCTCTCTACTAAGTGAGTATCTAATGCTGAATTATCATTTATATTGTCTACTGATTTTGCTCTGTATTTGTAGATAAGGTTTTCTTCCTCAGTTGATAATCTTAATCGTCTACCGTATTCTTTCATATAAATTGTTTATGTAAAATGCTAGCAGTTTCAACGGCTTACACACATATACACAGCAGTTTCAATGACTTATGCGCACATACAGCAGTTTCAACAGCATTTTTAGTTGGCGCAATATATAAAAATTTTTTAATTATAATGCGAAAAAGAGGGAAACTACCCCCTCTCTTTCTTTAACTAAACTATGTTACGACTATGAATGTAGGCGAGCGCCTACTTTTACACGGTGCAAATATAGTGTTTATTTTTTAAATAGCAATACTATTTAGTGGATTTTGCTATATCAGCAATACCTTGACCTAAAATCAGTACGAGGATTGCGTGATAAAGTTCTGTTGCTGTAGCAGGTTCTACGCCTAATAATGTAGCTAACGCAGGAACTACTACAGAGCTAATTGCATACCAAAACTTTTTTGACTTTAACATTTGACCAATAAGGTACTTCTCTAAAAACTTTTTCATTTTATCTATTTTTAATTATTAAACTTATGTTTGAACTTAATTGATTACTTAATATATAATCCATTAAATAACTATGAGCGATTTTACTTTCTAAAATTTTATCAGGAACTTGCGCTCTATGAGTACCTGTTAATATACACCCTCTACTATCGGATGGGTAATTTCCTCTATGAAATAAGATGTAACTTCTATCCTTAACATCTTCTACTAGTAAATGAACATAATCTCTACTAGCACTTTCTCTTGCTAATCTTATCCTACAAGAATACTCTCCCGAAGGCACGCAAGATACACTTTTTTTATTGTCTTGCCAAGGTAATTCTAAAGTATGTGCAATAAATTCTGAATTGCAATATAATTTCCCTAAAACAGACTTATCTGTAAATGTATCTCTGATTAATAACAGACTAGCTCTATCTTCCTTGTCCTCTATACTTTTTCTTATAGCCATTTTGACTTTTTGAAGCATTTTTAGAATGAATTCCTTTGCGTTTTTTACGAGTATTTCCACTAAATGTAGATATTATTTTTGCCACTATGAAGCAGGTTTAAATACTGTTACAATTTCAATATTACAAGAAGCTGTATCTGCAGCAGCTCTAATTTTACTTATAGTGCTATATGTCAAGTAACCTGTAGCAGGAGCAGCAGATGTAGAGACTGCCACATTAACATCTTGAAACATAAAAGACTGACCTGCACCAAGTTTAATGTTTAAAAAATTATTTGTAGCTGCTAATTCAAACTGAACAATGCAATAGTTTGTATTGTCTAGGTTAGTAAGCCTAACATACTCAAACTCTGTTGTAATTCCTTGACCCTGCTCATTTGCAGTATCCCAATAAAACAATTCAGTCCAACTTGCAGCTGCCTCGGGTGTTGAAGCTATTACATTTACTATTCTATGGTCAGCCTCAGTACAACTTGTAACTGCGTGAGTAGTATTTGAGCCAAAATCTCTAGTATTTAAAGATAAATTATCTGTTAAAGATGATGTAAAGTCTGAAGGTGTTATTGTTGTTGCCATATTATTTTGTTTTTTTAAGTTTTATAAATTTATAAATTGTAAATGCAATAGCTAGTGTTGTAGATATTAAAAGAAGAATTTCATTGCACTCTCCTAAACTCAATCCTATCACGCTTCCATTTGCAATTAAAACTTCTGTTGTGTCTTTCATACTATTATTTATTGTATTTTTCATTATTTTTTATTTAAGAAATATATCCTATTTCAATGGTTGCACAAACAGAAACTTCTCCTAACTCTCCTTCTTCTGAACCTTTAAGCATAATAAAAACTCTATCCCCTGCAGTTATTGCTGTGTTGGCAAAATCTAAAGGAATATTGTAAGGATAAGAATTAACTAAGTTAGTATTACCAAGACCCGCTACTATTTTTTCAGAAAGAACCACAGGGTATGCTAATTGAGCTGTAGTGCTAGGCGTATGCTTTACTATCGCTACAGTAAAATTACCCGTTCCTGGAGCTGTAACCTGAAGTATTCCTCCGTTTACAACTGCATCTCCTGCAGCCACAAATGAAGCTACTTTAAAAAAAGTATTTTGAGCTATACTAGGGGTTGATGTTATTGTTGCGCTACCATAATCTTTATTAATCTGATATGGGGCTTTATTATTGTTGTGATAATTGGATGGAAACTGATAATTAGTTGTTAAATCGCAATACCCTTCCATTATAGCAGTATCAACCTTTAAAAAAGAATTTGGCTTCCAAGCTAAAAGGCCACCATCATCTTTAGAACATACTGAATTGTTGTTAGCCAAAGAAAGTCCTTTAGGGTTGTGAAGATTTGCTTCACTTAAAAATGCGTGTTCGTTGCTTGCCATTTAATTTATCTTTAATTTTAATTACAATTACAATTAGAGTCTCCATTACAATAAGTATTACCGACAATAAAATTACCATAATAATCTCTATCATATATACTATCATACATTACTATTCCGTGATTCTTAAACACCTCGTTACCCATACAAGATTTATTATCCTCATAAGTAGGAAAAAGACCCGCTTGGTCGCTACCTCTTAAGTAGTCCATCATATCAGTTAAAAATAACTTTCCTTTTCTATATGTACTTTGCCTGTAAACATTAAGCTCATCAGAACTAACAGCACTTGCAAACTCATCTAAATTAGTAACAACACCTGCAGAGCTACTATTGTTTTGTATTTCCAATATAACCTCAAATCTAGACATCCAACATAAAGCAGGTATCAAGTAATAAGTCATAAATTCTTGATTAGCTACAGTTAATGTCCCTAAGTCATTTTGTGCTTTTAATTCTCCATAGAATTTAATACCTAACAATGTCTTTATGTGAGCCAATTCAGCCATAACAATCGTGTCATCTGATATTAAATAAGGGTCAGTATTAGCATTTGTAAATGACTGAGATATTACCTCTCCTGCTGTAGCTAATGGTTTGTATTGTCTTAAATTTGCCATATTAATTTTCTATTATAGTGTTATCCTCATCATTTTCACTTTCATAATAATCTTCATCTTCTGCTACTTCTTGCTTTTCAGACTCATCATAATCAGTAATTATTACCTCTCTATCAGACACAAACATATCTCCGTCCTCTAACATTGGCAAGTCCTCATCTAACATTCTTCTCTGCTCATTAATTGTTAGAACCTGCTTAACATCTATTTCATTCGCATAAGACACAGGCGGCTCATAATGTATTTTCAAATCTCTAGGGTCAAATCCCATTTCATTATATAAGATTCTTCTTATTCCATTTAACAATAATTCAGAAGTATCTTTAACAACAGTAGTCATTGCTAAATCATAAGCAATTCTAATTTCACTACCTGTATTATTCATTTTACCCGAACTAACAATACCACTTAAAGAAGGTTGCCATCTATGAGCAGTAATTATATTTTGGTCGGTAACTCTTTGTAAGTCTAACCAACTTCCGTCTTGGTCATCTTTTATTATAGAAACATTTGCAGGAGAAGTGTCTCCATTTTTAACGATAAACATAATCTTTCCATTGTTACCATCTCCAACAAATTTCTTTTGTGCTTCACGCACTAATTTTTTTGCTTCTTCTTCTCCCATATCTCCACTAATCTCAACGATTGCAGAAGGTTGAAAGCCATTTTTAAACTTAGTATGATTCCATTTACCTATTTCATAATCAACTGCAATATGCTCTAGTGCAGCAACATAATCAGGAAGTCCATAAAAGTTAAATGTAGGTTCGTAGTCCTTAAAATGAACTACAAATTTATTGTGAGCTACTCTAGGGTATATAGGTAGTCGTGATATTTTTTCATCATTAGCCCAATATCTTTTCCAATCAGAGTTTATATAAACCTCTTTGTTTGTTTTGGACATTCTAACCGTAGTTGCGTCTAAGTGATATAGATTTATACCCCCATCATACACTACGCACTCTAAATATGCATTACCAAATGTGTAATAATCATCAGCTAGCTTTTTAAATACATCTCTTAAAGATTCGTGGTCTGCGTTTACATCTTCAATGAACTTTCTTAAAGGCTCATTATCACAAACAAATTTAGCTCCACTAGTAAATATAGTCTTTTGAGCTAAAACAGAACGATTAGTTGATGATTTTCTTTTTAATTCAGCAAGATACTGAGGGAATAAATTGTCATCTCCAAAAGGAATCCATTTAGTCCTTATATTTGTAAGATTTTTAGGCTCTGAAACACCTTGAGGAACTGCTAAATTAAATACCCCAAACTCATAAACATTGTCTTTAGTCTTAGCCTTAGTCTTTGCTGATAGTTTTGCTTGGCTTTTTGGTTTTTGCTTTTTCACTTGATTTTTCTGTTTTATTAATAAATGCTTCTGCACCATTGAATTCTTCATAAGCTCTAGCCAAATCTTTTTGACTAGCATTATCCCACCCTATACTAAGAGTAGAACCATTTCCATCAGTAAAGTTTGTAGCAATACCTTCTCCCAACCATTTTTTCTTAACTTCGTATTTTGCCATACTTAAATATAATTTAATTTTTTGTAAATCTACAAAATTTTTTCTATTGCAGTCGCACATATAAAAAAAGATATAAGTAAGAGGTTTTTAAACCTCTCACTTTATCAAATTATTAATCTCAGCAGTTTCAGACTATGCTAAACTCGCTTGAGTATTTCCTGCTGCATAAGTAATTGCTCCTGCATATACTCTAGGAGTTTCAAAAGAACTCGCTACTAAAGTAACTGTAGCTCCATTTCCATCAACGAAATCAGCTCCACTTGTAGACTCAACTGTCATATGAGCATAAGTTTTATTATACTTCCAATACTCAGAGCCTGCTCCTGTTCCCGGATAAGTTTCACTAATACCACAAGTTAAACTAACTCCACTTCTAAACTCTCCAACCGCTACTATACATTTGTTTTTCATATTTTCCAATATTGCTGACATTGCTGTAGTAATATTTGGAATGTACCATTGAACAGTAGTTTCAAATTTAGTAACACCGTTTTCTTTAGAAGAAGTTGTCGCCCAAGTTGCTGTGTTAGGTTTTAATTGAAACATTGCCCAAGTACCGTATGTAAGGTTTGTATACTCGTGAGTTGTAGCAGATGAAGCAGGAGTAACTGCAGTTAAGTTTTCAATATCTGTTACAAAAATATTGTTTAACCCCCCTACTTCTACTAATGCTGCACAATCTAATGCTATACCTGTATCTATTGCCATTTTATTTTATTTTTTTAAGGTTAAAGTTGTAGGGGTTTTTACGCCCCTACTTCTATTAATTGATTATACTAGCATTCCTCCATTTACTAAAGAGTTCCAACCGTATTGGAAGCCCATAGTAAAGTAAGCTCTAATTTTCATATCTTCTGCTGACTCATCATAGAACATTTTAAAGTTGTTCTCAGGAGCAGTAACATCAGAACCTATAAATAAGTTAGATTTTGCTGCGTAAATACACCCTTGAGTTGCTTGAATAGCTGCTCCTGCTGCTGTAAATAATGCAGGTGGTGCTGCTGCTAATGCAGTTAAAGAAGTATCCCATTCGTACATTGGAACTACCTCAACACCTCTGAATCTTAATTTAGGGTAATTTACACCTGACTGAGCTTCTGAGTGTCCATAATCAACCGCACCTACTGCCGGAGAAACTGCTGTTAAAGCTCCGTAGTATGCATTGTAGATATTTGGAGTAACGAACATTTTCTTTTCTCCTGCAGGAGTTTGTTGTAATTCTGCGTCTGCACCATCAAATACGCTTCTTAATAACATTTCTGCATCAGTAGGAGAAATTGTAGCACCTACTGCAATTAAATTAGCTGCTGCTGTAGCTGTAGCTGTAAATTCTCTTAATTGAGTAGCTCCACCGATTGCAGTACCTACAGATAATAATTTCCATAGACCATCTCCCATTGAACCATAAGAACAGTTCGCTGCTGCTACATTTAAGGTTGAATCTCCTGCCCACATATTTCTAATTGTATCGTGTGCGATACCTTGCTGAGTTCTTTTTCCAATAATCTCTGCTAATTGAGTTCCATTTAAGTCAGGCATATTGATACCTGCTGAATAAGACTCTCTAATAACTTCAGCTTTAAACTCTTCCCAACATTGAGTTTGTTTTACTGAAACATTTTGTACTTCTAAAACTTTTTGAGTAATATCAAAATCGTTTAAGTTTGCTCCTGTACAAGTGTTAGCACCACATCCTGTATTTACTGCTGTAATATCAGTTAGTTTGTTTGCCATTAAAATATTTTGCTTGTACTTAACATTAGGATAAACTGTATAGTTTCTCATAACATCATCTGAACGGAACATAGGCTCTAAAAGTATGTTAGATGCGTAAGTACCTACATATAGTCCTCCTAAGCCGTTTGTTGCTAAATCTGCCATTTTCTTTTTCTTTTTTTATTATTAATTATTTTATCCTTGAAGCTAAATTATCAAAGAAATTACTATTTGCGTCCTCTACTTTGTTTTCTACTACGGCAGGGTCTGAGTCTGTAGAGGTATCAGTTCCTGTCGCTTCCGACTTGCTTAATAAAGCATTTACTCTATTTATTTCTGTAGAAAGAGTTTCTTTTTCTCCTTCTAATTCAATAATAGAATTGTTAAGTGTTAAAATAGTACCTTCTAAATCCGAAAATTTGTTCATCACATCTTCGTTATCAGTAAGTTTTACTTCAACCTCAACAGACTCAACAGTTTCACGAGTTTCATTACCATCAGTTTTCACTTTAGCAATAATCTCATCAACCTTTGAGTTAAACCAAGTTTTTAATTCTTCTGTCATTTTGATTTTCTTTTTTTCTGTTAAACTTAAAATTGTATCCACCTTTTTGTTTGTGATGTTCTTAAATCTAGAGACATCATATTTTGCAGCTACTTTAATTGGTTCTGAGATGGAATTTACAAAACCTAGTGCTACTGCTTCTTTTGCTGTAAGCCAAGTCTCCTCATTCATCATTTCTATAACTTTGTCATAAGGAATGTTGGTTTTCTTTACATAAACTTCAGCAATTTCATTTGTGATTTTATCAAGAACATCAGCTTGTTTTCTCATATCTCTAGCATCTCCTTGAGTTCCTCCCCAAGCATTGTGTATCATAAGTAATGAATTTTCACTCATAATAACCTCGTCTGCCGCTAATGCTATAACAGAAGCAATACTAGCTGCTATACCCTCAATATAAACTGTTGTTTTTGCTTTTCTTCTTTGAATAATAGAATAAATAGCCATACCTTCAAAAACCTCTCCTCCTAAACTATTAATATGGATATTTAATTCTTTGTTATCGTACTCTTTAATCTCATCAATAAAGCTTTGAGCTGTTATTCCGAAAGTACCTATATCGTTAAATAAATAAACATCTGAAGTTTCAGATGCATTATTCTTAATTTTATACCATTCTTTTTGCATTTAACAAAAATACAAATAGTATTAAAACCATTTACGAAGTTTTAGGAATAAGTTTTTAATAACTAATGTTATAGGTAGGCATATGTTTATTTCTATCCTTGTAAACTATAGTCTGAGCCTGCCTCTCAGTTATTTCATATTTTATAGATATATCCATAAAAGTATGAGTGCGATTACCTTCATTGCTTACTAATAATTTGTCAAAATCATTAATAATCATATAATTTCTTACTTTTTTTGGAGGTATCAATCCTTTTTCAAGTAAATGTAGTATTGTGTCTTTAATTGTAGCGTCTTCAGGTATTCTTAATGTAATCTCCCTCTCCATTAAATCTAAATACTCATATACTATTTCTATATCATTCTGTCTTTGTGCCATTATTTATTCCATTCAGTATTAATTTGCTTCCAAAATCTTAATACAGCTTGACGACATCCACCGCACTTCATACTTTGTTTATGCTGAGGTATGTATTTAGCCCAAAAATGAAAAAGAACTCGCATTAAACCGCTATTATAAGGCTCTTTGTCTGTTATTTTTTCTATCAAATAAATGTTACTCTGTATCTCTTCTTTATCTTCTTTAGATACCTTAGCCACTATAGACTCCACTAATTTCATATCTGTATTTTTTTCTAAAGTCCTTGTTCTTCCCATTTATTTATTGGGCATTTACCAAACCACTCTTTAGTAAGACCTGCTTTAGCTTCTAAAAAGCAAGAACACTTACCACATCTTGAGCCTCTTGTTATGATTGGTTTTTTTAGCATTAAAAAATTTCTGTAAAACTCGCATTTTTTACAAACACTTATACGAGCCTCCTTTATGTATTTATCAACAAACATTTGTTAGTATTTTATTGGTTAGCAAATATATAAAATATATTTTAATTTTATAATTAAAAGCTTGCATTGTTCTCTATCGCTCTAACTTTTCTTTGTGATGTTGTAATATCTGATTCTACTACAACAACCCTACCTCCTCCTCCTTGTGAAGAATTAAATCCTGCTGAATTAAATCTTGCTGAACTAAAAGAGCTTTTATTTAAAAGACCTCCATCAGCAAACTTAACACCTCCTCCTGCAGCATTCATTGCAGATAATTGACTTCCAAACATTGCCGTACTTCTTTTATTAATAACAGCCTCTCCTCCTTCTAATTCAACAACCCTTCCTCCTACTGCAAACTTTTCTCCTCCCTGAGCGTGAGACTTACCAACTACCATTCCTCCATCAGCAAATTTTTCTACAATTCCTCCTTTAGCAAATTGCTGAGACTCAATAACTGCTAACTGAGCTACTGTAGCAGCAATAATCATAGGAATAACAAATGGAGCTAATGTACCTGTTTGTGCAAGCACTTTAGTAATAGCTAAAGCACCATTTATTACAGCCTGCGCTTTTGCTGCGTTTTTCTCCTTTCTAGCAAATTCTTTATTTAACCTTTCCTCTTCTTCTTTAAGCTTAGTATCTGCTATAAGTTTTTTTCCGTCATAATCAGCTTTAGATATAGATTTATCCTCTAATTGCTTATCAAGATACCACATTTCATTATCATAGGTATTTTGCAAGGAATTTAAGGAAGCTTCTTTTTGTCTTGCAAGATTATTAGACATAATAGCAAAGGTAGCATTGGCTATTTCTTGAGCAAGCTCAACTTTAAACTGTTTAAGCTCCATATCACTTTCGTGGTCATTGACTTTAATATCCTCATCAACTTTTTCCATCTGTTTCCTAATCTTCTTCCACTCTTTGCTATAATCTTTATATAGAAGTAATTTTTTCTCCAACATTCTTTTTTCTGCTAGCAACTCCTTTCTTTCTAATTCTAATGTAAAATGCTCTTTATCCCTACCTTCCTGAGCTAATCTTCTTTTGGTCATAACAAGACCCTCGTCTAATCTATTTTCTTTTCTTTTTAATTCAGCCCTATCTCTTTTTTCTCTAGCCTTAAGTAGTTTAAGTAGGTACTTATCTTTTTGGTCTTCAATATTTTTAAATAATTCAAATTCAGCTTCAGCTAACTCAACCTGTTTATTGAGAATTGCCATATCTCTTCTTTCTTCATTAGCTATAAACTCAGCAGAAGTCTTGTCGCTTATCGCCACTTTATATGCAGCTAATTCTTTAGTAAAATTCCTAACAGCTACAGGGTCTACACACTCCCCTGTTATAGAGTCTCTATGCTGCCCTTCAGGACAAGGTTTAGGTTTATTTTTATCAAGTAAATCTTTTATTTTCCCCCCTGCCTCTATCACTCTATCCTTCCAATAAGCCTCATCTTTACTTTCTGCAGCAATTTCAGCTTGTAGTTTAAGAATCTCATCTGATATTAATTTAAAGTCTGCCCAAGCGTCCATATCTTTAATAAACTCTTTAGGTATAGCCCATAAGTTGTTTAGCACTCCTGTACCAAATACAAGCCCTAATTCTAGTTTTTGCATAAATCCGTCTATCTCCCCATCATCTTCAAAGGTTTTAACTTTTAAGTCAGAAATAAAATCCCACAATGCAGCGGCATCATCCATAGCTACATTTGCACCTTCACTAAAAAGGTCTTCATATGATTTTAATTTTCCTAATGGGCTTTTTGCTATCTCTTTCTGTAAATTAAATAAATCATAAGCTCTTTTTTCTTGGTCTTTATAAAATTGACCTAACCCTTCTTCTGCTACTTGCAGTTGAATTCTTTCTGCAAATTGCTCATTAAGTAATTTTTCAGCTTCATATAAAGCTTTCGTGTCATTAATATCAGTAAGTTGATAGCCTAAGTATTCAGAGTATTTTCTGTTGATTTCTTTTAGGGCTTTTTCTTTAGTTTGGTCTAAAACTGTAGATTTTTTTAAAACAGTAAAAAGATTTTGAAATTCTTTAACTTGGTCATTCATTCTATCAGATATTTTTTTATCTGTAGCTCCTGTAAGCATTTCAATCCACTCTCTAGTTCCTTTAGTTACTTTGTTTACCCAAGGAGCAATCTTTTCTGAAAGAACCAAAAACAACCCCTCTAACGCTGAGGTAAATCTTTTGAACGCTCCCTTAGTAGAATCCTCCATAATAGCACTCATCTCTCTACCTGCTCCTTCTGCATTATTTAAAGCTCCTACATATTGGTCAATAGTATCTACATTTTCAATCATTGCTTGCATAGCAATAACCTGCCTTTTATCTACAAGTGTTTGCATCTCTAATTGTCCAATTTGAGCAGTTTTTAGCTTCTTTAAAGCCTTAACCATATCTTTCGTGCTATTGACTGTAAATCCTATTCTTTTAGCAAGACTAGATGTAGGGTTAGCCATTTTTAAGAATATATTTCTTAAAGATGTACCTGCAATAGAGGCTTCAATACCTGTATCAGCTAAAGACCCCATAACAGCAGCAGTCCCTTCAATATCTACTCCAATACTAGCAGCAATAGCAGAAACTTTAGTCATAGATGTTTGCCACTTTTCAATATCTAATGCAGAGCTTGTAAATGAAACAGCCATAACATCAACAACTCTAGTTGCTTCAGACGCATCTAATCCAAAACCTCTAACTGCAGAACCTGCAACCATTGCACTCCTAGCTAAATCACTTCCTGTAGCCATTGCTAAATCTAGTGTAGCCGCCTGTAGATTTAAAATTTGTTCTGCTGTAAATCCTAACTTAGAAAAGTTTACTTGTAATTCAGCAACTTCTTTAGCGGTAAAGAATGTAGTTCTACCAAGCTCTTTAGCACTTTGCTCAAGCTTCATAAACTCCTCATTTGTAGCTCCTGATATTGCTCTTACCTTAGCCATAGAGAATTCAAACTCAGTAAAGGTTTTAAATGCAGAAACAAAAACTCTACTTAAAGCCCTTACAGTAGCAACAACAGCAGTAATACCTGCAGCCATCTTCAGCATACCTTTAGAGAATCCCGCTCCCCCTTTTTGAGTTTTTCTTTGCTCCTTATCTAGTTTTGTTAATTCATTTCTATGCTTTCTTACCTTTTGAGTAGCTTTAGTAATTGCTCTTTCTTTATCAATCCACTCTTTCTCTCCTTTTTTATTTACAGAAGTAATTTTCTCTTGTTCTTTTTTGAGTTTTTTTAATTCAGCTTTAAGCTTTAAAAGGTCATTTACACCTTTAATCTTTACATTAATTATTTTTGTTTCTTGTGAAGCCATATTATTATATTGTTGCTGTTATTGTAATTGTTTTATCTATCTCTGACTCTCCTAATATTGCATCTACCTGCAATCCTGTTGCTGCCGCTATTCTTTTAAACATTCCTGACCTCTCAGCAGTTTCAAGAGCATTTCCTATAAATCCTTTAGGGCTTACTGTTCCCTTGTCTCTAATTGATTTTCTAACTCTATTTGCTATAACTAATGCGCTTTCATTATCAAAAGGAAGCATTTTACCTAGCTTTTGTTTGTTTTTAACCCAAGCTATAAGCTTAAACAAACCTACCTTTGTACCCGGTTTAAGACCCTCATCTACTGCTACAGCATAGCCTGCATTATTGGTAATATTTAAAACAAGAGAACCTCCAACCACATCAAATTCTACATCAAAAGAATTGTATAATTTTCCTGAAGCAATATGCTCTTGAACAATAAGCTCTTGCTGTAAGATACTTTTTAATTGCTCTCCCTCACTAAACAAGACTTGCGCTATTTTTTCATATCCGCTACTCATTATAAAGTTTTACTTCCGTCAGGATTAGTATTTCTACTAGGACGACCATTTATTCTTGTGTTTCTAGGTATGGGTAAGTTTTTTACTCCTTGATTGCTTACATAGCTTCCTGTGCTTACATCTCCTTCATTTGAATTTCTTACCATTTCTACAAGATTTCCAAACTCATCTTTTATTAATACATTTAAAAATACACTCTTAGATTCTCCTAAACTTTCTGTCATAAAAACTTTTCCTTGTTTTTCCCTGACTATACCTGTATTGGTTATATGAATATCATTAGAAGTTATAGGATTATTATTATTTCTACCATTATTAGAATTTAAAGGAGCATTGTTATATGAATGCGACCTTTTAGGAATTGTTATTACTGCCTGTTCGTTAGTTGCCATATTAGTAATCTATTTTATCTCCATTAACATATATAGGGTAAAATCCTACATCTATCCATTGTATAAGCTGAACCTTAGTTGTTTGATTTTTAGCAGGATTATATCCGTCTATTTTATTAATTCTCCACCAAGTCTCATCTAGGTAAACTAACTTTCTCATATCTAAAGATAGAATATCTAACATTTTTAAATTTATATATACAGTTCTTATTCTAGGAGCTTCTTTTAACTGCTCTATCATATTTTTGTAATACACAGTATATAGTCCCGGAACTGTATTTACATTAAATTGTCCTGGAGCCGTAAAACTTTCATCATTAAAAGATAGTGAAGGTCTCATAGTCATATTATGAACTCTTTCTTCCCAATCTACAAATGTAGCCCTAGGATAAACTGTTTGGTTTTGAAACGGACTTCCATTACTGAACACTCTTGACCAATATGTTTGAGTCCCACCTGCATTAGCAACCAAATTATTTGGTATAGTTGTATAGCTTACAGGATTTTCCCAACAATAGTAAAATATTCTAGGAGTATATCCATCAATTAATTGTGATGGTCGGTATTGATTATTTCCTAATCCTATTCCATTATAACAATCTTCTGACCAAGCGCTAGGTATTAATATAGGAGCTTTAGAAGCTGTGCTGTCGTCGTGAGCGTCATTATCCCAAACCTGAGTAGATGAAGCAAATAAAGGGTTTATCATTTCTAGCGTACCTGATTCAAAATCATCTCCTAATGTTTCATTGTAATCATAAAGCCTAGTTGTTTCTCCATATATATTGCTTTTATAATTCAAATTTTCCATATATTTATCCCCACCATCTTTTTTATATCCTATTCTAAGCTCGCTTTTAAGCCCTATATCATAGTCATCTTGAATATCTTGAGAGAAATCTACTTTTGTAGTCCAATCCAAGCCTTCTCCTTTTGACTTATAAAAATCATTAAAAGGCTCAATATATACTGTTTTTGAAGATACATCTGTTGTAAAATACAAATTAAATAAATGAGAAATACTTTTTATGAAATCTACCTGACTAGTTCCACAAGGCAATATATTGTTTTTAACAACATCTCCACCTATATTAGGTGTTGAATCATTATATGTTATAGTCATTCTTGGCTGTCTATTACCTATATTAGCACTAGTAGCGTCAAAACCAAAAGAAGTTGTTACACTTGGCTCACAAGAGCCAATTCCTGAGTGAGAGCCAATATGCCTTCCTTGAAGCTCAATAGTGTCGCCAACCTGTAGCGAAACACTAAATGAAGGAACTGTAAGATATTGTTTAGCGGCGTCCCAACAAGATGCATATACAGGAAAGTTAATATCTAACGGGTCGTAAGTAGACTGTCCCCAACCTGAAGATGTTGTGTTGCCATAAATAGGAGTTCCACCTGCTGTTACCTTAACTCTTGATGCCCAAGTCCATTGGTCGTCAGGAACGACAGAAGTATACTCCCATATACAATCTCCACTTACATATCCACCGCAATAGTCATCACTAGTATTATATATTTCAAATCCCATTTCAGCAGTAACATCATAATTACCTGCTCTTTGGCAAGTCCATACTCCATTATTATTATTATAAGATTGAGAAGGGTCATCTACATTATGATTTAATATACAAGTAAACCAACCATTATTAGCTCCTGCACTTGTAATACTATTTAGTGGCGCGTGATTGTTTGTATATTGGTAATCTCCTGTTTGTCTTTGCTGAGTGCAAGTGAAATGAACTCTGTCGTCTTTAGCGTCATTTTTTAAAAAAGGAAAGGTAGTTATAAGTCTTTTAAAGTTATCAGTTTCAATAAAAGTAGAATCAACTTTATACCCTATATTTTTAAATATTTTTTGAATTACATTGTAAACATAAAAGGCGGCTTGAAAGTCAGGCGGAGAGTTGATATCAAAAGTGTTTATATAATTTTGCAGCCCACCAACATTAAAATCTCTCCAAGATATTAAAGGGTACTGAATGTCTGTACTAGATTGATTTTGAGTCCAAGTGCTTTCTATACTTGCGTAGTCATAAGGAAAAGAATCGGCTTCATCAAAAGTTTCACAAAGACCCTTATCTTTTAATAAAGACATCCAACTGAAATTACCTCCATATACAGTACAGCTATATGACTTTGCTTTTCCTGCGTGTGTTGATTTTTTTACTTGAATACTTCCTTCAAAGAATGGGATACCATCTACACTTATTCTGCAGTCTTTTATACCATATGTTTTTTTATCTTTTTGGTCTACATTGGCCTTCCATATATTATTTAAAACTTTATTGTTGTTTGCAGTTGCAGGCAAGTCAAAACTTTTAGAGTAATCTCCAAATCTATTTTCTAAATTTTTTCCATCTGATATTGTGTATGATATATCTAAAGGAAAATCTTCACTTTCTGAGACCTCTAAAGTACCAACAACACTTTTGTCATAATTAATTGTCTGAGAAGTAACGGGAGTAGTATAACTTGTATATCTTACATCTAGACTGTCCATTATAATAGTATTACCACTTGTATTTATAACTTGCATTTCAAACAGTCTGTCATCAGCATTAAAAGCTCCTGTAGAGGCTCCTAGTTGTGTAAGCTGACTCCAAGTATTCATTCCTGTACTTAAAGGGTGTGTAGGAGATAAAAGAGGATTGTTACTAGCAATTATTACAGGTTGAAATAAATTGTTTAAACCTACCGCTCCTGTTAGATTTCCACCCTGCATAGCACTTTGACCAATCATTATAGCATCTCCATTTATAGAAGTATCTATTGTATCTATATTCACTCTTACCTGTGCTACCCCTGCAGGATTTCCTGTATTAGCATCATTAATATCAACCATAGTATACACCCCACTCCAATTTCCAATTTGTGATGATGGTGTTTCTTGTATACTAACATAGTCAATAGTTATTGAAGA